GCTAGCATTCTCCAGTGAGTCAGAACCACGGCCCGTAGGCCGCTATTCTCCTCAACCTCTACTTTCGCGTTATAGTCGCCACAATACTAGACCATCGGAACGATTGTCCAGTACTTAAAGTTACGACAGCGAAAGATTTAAAGACACCCTTACCCTTCACCGTATCACAGCAAGTACGTCCGGATGCCAGATACATTAGTATTTTGGCCCAGTGCGTACCTGCGATAACGTCCGAGGGCGCAGACTGTGCATCCTTCCACTCAAACCCATAATGCAATGAAGCACCACGGGGATTAAGCTGAAGATGTTGACAGTATCTGCGGAAACGTTTCCAAGCTGACCGTGTCCATGGTATGCCATCCTTCCGAAACTGAAAAGGAGACATTACCGTGTGCGTATCAAGCTTAGGCGAATCGAAGGGTTCTTGTTTACGACGCCACGCCCCTGTTACCTTACAGGGGTTCTCCGCGTACAAAGTCGCAGGCGTAGCCCGGTAGACCTCGACAAACAACGAGCGAAAGCTTGGGTAGATGTTAGCAAGACGCGACAACTTATTACAAGTTGTTATAACGTCAGCTATATTCTCTGGATAGCGGAAGTCGTAAGACTCCACATATCCATGCCCATCAAGATAGTGGGCCCCACAGGATTCACGGTAACTATCCCTTATATGAGTTTTCTCATAGTTTGGATTAAAACCACCGCGTTGTAAGTCGTCTAACAACAGATCAGCGACGTCGTTGGGGACAATAATGTCATCCCCAAAAACGCTTGCCTCTGTTGAAAAAGATCTACTGATTGCGTACAGTATAAGGCTCATTAATTCAAACGTGAACCCATTACCCATACTAGAAACCTTTTCGATAAGATAATAATTATCGTCGAGTCCCAGCGTCATCGCTGACCGTGACTGCTCGATGTATCTGAACAGCCATGGAGGGAGGAGGTATTTCACCACTTTTAATGAGATGCGATCGCTCGCATTTTTAAGATCGATCGTAGCAACCTTTGGGTTGCTTATCAACCGACGGTGCTTTTCAGCCGTCATGTCTAGATCGACTCCGAAGTCTCGTAGAGACTGGCGGACCCCGATACCAATACGACGTTGGGTCAAGATATTGGCCAATGGTTCTATACAAATAGGCCTGTCTTTAAGATTACTCTTAGGAACAGTTGAAAACCTATTTCCTTGAACCATCTCGGTTACGAGGGACAGTTTGAAATTAAATATTAGCCGTTGGTAATCAGGCATATTTCTATACCTAAGCCACAGCTTTTTATTAATCTCTCTTCCATCCCAGTTATTCGTAGCCAATAGTCGAGCAAACCTCTTTCTCATTGCCTGCTTCAATCCATGATGATGATATACACTATCAGCCCATAGATCAAAGTTATCATAAGTACAAGTCCATACAGACTTAGAAAGCTTCGACTCAATCGAGTTAAAGCCCTCGGTAGGTATGAACTCAGAACCATTAGTAAAACTAATTGGTCCTAGATGGAATCCTTTAAGGATTTCGGCAATAAGAAGCTTCGCTCTAGCCCAGTTAGGGCCTAGAAGGGAACTTGTAGGGTCAGGTAGGTCCTTATCAGATTCTAACCATGTTCTCCAGGCGTCTTCACGACGACCTTTTGAGAGGTTTGAATCTGGGTACTCGATTTTTCCGAGGAATCGCTTTTGGGCAAATTCTTCGGCTGTGGTAGCAGATCTTGAAAAATGCCAGCCACAGAGAGTATCACCGACAGCACTGATCGTGCCTTGGAAATCCATGACATAGGCCTCCCTATGCTGCAGCCGGTATAACCGGCGCAGTTGTTGGGTTAAAGCCTTCGAACACATGTTCGCCGGCCCAGGTGTTAATCTGGTCCGCAAGCGCATGGAGAAGGACCGCTTTTCGTGCAGCAGAACCGGCAGCTCCGCTTACGCGGAGTCGTACGGAGACGGCATCGTTGGCAGTAACACCAGTTGCCACGGTTATTTCATTTTGATCATTAACAATGATCTCCGTGAGATAATTCACGACATTGACCCCGTTAAGGGTCTTGTTGCTGGTGGTGTTCCGAAACCGACTTGTTAAGGTCGGCAGCGCAGGATCTGCGTAAATAACGCCAGAGTTCTCCTGTCGCAAAGTTGCTAAAGTAGCCATATCAGGCTCCTATAATGTCTTTCGACACTATCGATAAAGGGCTTTCAAACCCTTAATTATATTGGTTGAGAGGGCAACTGCATCTGCATATCGCTTCCAGTTTAATACTGGACCCAATCGCAGGTGTGCAACGCCATCACGGGCAAAAAGCGTCCGGTCATACGTATTCGTTTCGACGGTACGTAGAGCACCTACGGCGCCCCCCACTGTTACGGTGGGAGCAGCAGGCACAGAACCCCAACAGGGGCTCCCCGTTGTACCCGTCCAAGACCCCGTAATCGTTTGATTATTAGGTCTATTCAGGGTATACGTTTCTGTCTTACGTGTACGAACTGCAGTACACGCCATCACTTGCTCAGCCAAATTTTGGCTGAATTCCGCAGTGATGTAGTCGCCAACGCCAACGAACCAGTCTACTACAAAGGAGTAAGGAATTAACTCCCAAGCAGTACTTAGAGGGTTGAGGCTAACGGCTTGAAACCGAGCCACACTAGTGGAGGTATAAGCACAAGCAACCGTGGTTTTGACAGAAATGTCACCGGTAACATCTTTCCTAATGTAACCACTAGGAAGAGAACCGGGATCGAGAGCAACAGGATTTACCATCTTGAATGCTTTATCGACCGTAACTCGCGTACGCTTGATTACTTTCAATATATCCCTTACGGAATACACTGTTGTCATAAGACTATACCTGTAGGCCAACCAGGCGCTACCAATTTTCCTAAGCACTCTCGAAGGAGAGTTACGAAGAATTTTTGGCGCCATCCTGGAGGCCAGGCGTAGATCTGACAGTGCAAAAGCACCGGCAAATCGCCTAAACAATCCAGACACACTTTGAGCGATGCTTCCGAATTCTGACGCAGTTTGTTTTACCTGCATTAGGTCGGTTAAAGCATCGTATGTGCGGTAACTTTTGTTAACCGCGTCGAGGCGTGTCTCCTGTATTGCAGTTGATATGGTACTCCAGGACAAGTCAGAGAAGATCTTAAGTGGATAATCTTCACTCCACTTAACGAAATCTCCAACTTCATCCCAATGGGAGTAATCGAATTGAGCCTCTTTATCGTAACAAGTATGTAAACGACAAGAGGTACTGCAATCCGTCGGGGAACACCCCGATTTCACATCAATGCAATGTCTACGACATAATCTCGCATAGTTAACCCCAAGTCTGGGGACCGTTACTAAGAAATTCTTAGTAACGATAGAGTTGACGTGATATTCGGTCATTTTGACCCGTCCATCACGCCTGATCTGAGCCCAAGAACTCCCCTTGAATAAATCAGGGAAAGTATTCTTCTGCTCGAAAACGGTCAGTGGATCATATGTGCGCTCCTGTCCTGAAACAGCATCTGTTGCATCAAGTGCAACTTCGCTATAGTTCAGTAGATTTGCGGCACAATACGGATCACAACTCACTGAGTGCCCTTCCCACGCATCTAAATGCGCGTTGTGAGGGTTCTGTTTAACCATGTAAGACGTAGACATAGTGTAACTCCTTTACCTGTTTAGGTAAAAACGAGAAGCACGAAGCTCTCTCGTGGGACCTAAAACCCATGATAGATCTTAGGTAATACAAATCCTTTCGAACGTTGGGTAACACACCCGCGTATTCTTAAGGTAACGAGAGGAGTGGTTAAAGCTCCGGTAGTGAAAACTACCAAGGGGGAGATGGGCACATGCCCGC